AAACGCATTTACCGAGAAAAAGGCTATTGCAGTAATGCAGTTGTAATGCAATTACGATTATAAAGCATTAAACTAGGCTGAATCATAAAGGAATTTTACGCTCCCGAAAAGCCAAAAAGCCCGTAAAATAAGGTTTTTTTAACTAGATAAAACAGTATGAAATGGACTTCCTTAGAATGGCATTCAAGAGGTAAGGGGTTCGATCCCCCTCATCTCCACCAAATCAAATACCATCTATTGATAAAATGAATTTTGTCGGTGGGTGGTTTTTTGTTTGCCCGAAAGTCCAGTAATACTGGGCTTTTTCGCTTCTGGCGCTTTGCCTTGTAGCAATAGTTAGTGTTTTAGAATAGCCGTTTTCGGAGGACACTTGACATGAACCATAGCGGTTTTCGGGGCAGCCGCAGGGGCAAATCGTTAAAAGAAAGGTAATCGTTAAAAGTTGCACCGAAAATCAGGCTATCTTTTAACGATACACCGACCCGTTAAAATTAAGGGTTTGGGCAAAGAAAAACAGCCCGCCCAAAGGGCGAGCCAGACACCTTGTCAATCTTACAACCTTGACCGAGAAAGCCGCATTATTGCTGGGTTTCTATATTATTAAAGGTTGCCAATCCCCTTGATGGATCGGCAACCTTGGCATGGCAATGTTAAGCAGTGACTTCTGAACCGTTTTTGAACCTGAATGTCATTATGCTGTCACGGTCGACCGTCACTTGGTCGATTACGGCAAGCCACAGTTTTTCATCAAACCCGTCGATGGCAAGCGGTCGGTTCTCGATGTCTTTGATGAAGCCTTCGATAATTTTACCCTTGCCGAGCCGCTCCCGTTTGGCGGCTTCCAACTCGTCGACCCGCTCCATGGCTTTGCGGTGGCGTCCAAGATAGGCGTTATTGCGCTCCGCCCATTCGGTCTGGTCTACTACTGTTCGGGCATTTTCGTAAATCGCCTTTCTGTAAAGTTCGGTGACAACTTCAATCTCACGGAATAATTCGGCAAGTTCCGTATCAATCGCCGTCGTGTCACAAAGGACATTTTGAGCAAGGCGGCAGTCCTCAATCAGCCCGTCGCGGTCATGCATCAGTTGGTTGAAAGCTGTTAAAAACCTTTCCTTAATCTCATCTTCGGTGATATGTGGCGTTTGGCATCCTTTTCCGGGGTTGCCAAGCCGTTTGTATTTATCATTGCACTGCCAGACCTCTTTACGGTAGGTCTTATCACCCTTATAACTGCCCCAGACCTTTTTGCCGAAGCGACCGCCACAATCTGCACAGATAAGCCTTGATGCAAATATACTCGTGCTACTCGTGGGTCTGCCGAGGCTTTTACGACGCTCAATTTCAAGCTGAACCGCATCGAATTCATCAGGCTCGATAATGGCGGGGTGGCTGTTTTCTACGTAGTATTGCTGAACCTGCCCCGTGTTCTTGACCATCTTCTTGGTCAGGAAGTCTGTGCAGTAGGTTTTTTGCAAAAGGGCGTGGCCTTTATACTTTTCATTGGTCAGGATTGACCGAACCACCGCCGTTTGCCACGTTTCCTTTCCTGCTGGGGATGGGATGCCGTGGTTGCCAAGGTATTTGGCGATTGCCGAGAAGGTCTTGCCCTCCATAAAAAGCCTGAAGATAAGCCGTACAATTTCCGCTTCGGCGGGGATTATTTTCGGTAAACCGTCCTCGCCTTTTTCGTATCCGAGAAATTGTTTATACGGAAGGCTAACCTTGCCGTCTGACATACGCTTGCGCTGCCCCCAAGTCACGTTCTCCGAAATGGAGCGGCTCTCCTCCTGTGCCAAGCTACTCATAATTGTAATAAGCAACTCGCCCTTGGAATCCAGCGTGTAGATGTTCTCCTTCTCGAACCAAACCTCCACGCCTTTTTCCTTGAGTTTGCGGACGGTCGTGAGACTGTCCACCGTGTTTCGGGCAAAGCGGCTGACCGACTTTGTGACGATGAGGTCGATGCCGCCCTCCAGAGCGTCAGCTACCATCTGGTTAAATCCGTCACGCTTCTTGGTGTTGACCGCCGAAATGCCCTCGTCCGTGTAGACGGTCACAAACTCCCAGTCCTCTCGGCTCTGGATGAATTTCGTGTAGTAGTCCACCTGCGCTTCATAGCTTGTAAGCTGCTCGTCGCTGTCGGTGGAAACCCTCGCATAAGCCGCCACGCGCCGCTTGACAGTGTTCGCCTTTGACTGCGCCGACAAAGCTGGGGCGGTAGCGGGGATAACTCGTATATTAGCCATTGTCCGCACCTCCCAACGCTCGTTCTCTTGCGGTTTGCTTCATCTCGTCTGTCCAACTATCTCGGCGGGAGCGATTCTCCCAAGTGACTGTTTGCTCTGAACCGTCTTTAAAGACAAACACCAGAACGCCGTCATCGGGGATTGTTATCGCAGCAACCTTTGCCGTGAATACATCGGGGTCGTGTTCCGCAAGCCCTAAAAGCTCGGCACACTTTTCTTTGAGAATGTCCTCGGGTATTCGTTTGGCGGCGCATTCGTGCTTGCCCTTGTAAGTGTAGGTGGCGCAAGCCCAAACCACCTTAGCGTATTTTGTGCCGATGCCGTTTACCTTTTTGCGGAATTTCGCTCCACATCTTTCGCAGGTGATAAGCCCTGAAAACTCGCTGAATGTTAGCTTCCGAGGATGGTTTGCCTTCGCTGCTCGCCGAGCTATCTCTATTTGAACTGCCTCGAAAGTCTCTCTGTCAATAATGGCTTCGTGTGAGCCTTCGACATAATATTTCGGCAGCTCACCGGTGTTTGATTTCCATTGTTTGGTGAGGTGGTCAGTGATAAAACCCTTTTGCAAGCACGTATCACCGATGAATTTTTCATTCTTGAGAATTGAACCCACGGTGCTTTCCGACCACCGACCGCCGCACTTGGTGGGGACTTTGAGCTTAACCAACTTCTTCATAATTGCATTTTTACCAAGTCCCGATAGATAGTCGGCGAATATCATCCGCACGACCTCGGCTTCTTCGGGAATAATGGTTAACTTGAAGTCCTTATAATCAAACCCATAAATGCGGATGTTATTAGAGGGCTTGCCCTCCTTGAAATCTTTTCTGATACGCCACTTCTGGTTTTCGCTGACCGAACGGCTCTCCTCCTGTGCGTAGCTTGCGAGGATGGTTAGCATTAACTCCCCATCGCCCGAAAGTGAATGTAGGTTCTGCTCCTCAAAATATACGCCGACACCGAGGTCTTTGAGTTCCCGTACAGTTTCAAGCAGCGTGACCGTATTTCTCGCAAAGCGACTGATTGACTTCGTGAGGACGAGGTCAATGTGTCCCGTCCTGCAATCGGTAATCAGTCGTTGGAATTCGGGTCTTGAATCTTTTGTGCCGGTTTCCGCTTCGTCGGCATACACGCCGACATACTCCCATTCGGGCTTACCCTGTATCAGATTGCTGTAATAGCTGACTTGAGCGGCAAGGGAATGAAGCATTTCATCTTTTCCGCTGGAAACACGGGCGTAGGCTGCGACCTGCTGTCTGGTCGGCAACTCCGCTGTGTGTTCAATTTTCGTTATCTTTCTGCCCATAATGGCCTCCTTTCGCACTACCATATATCACTCTATTTTCCTTACATAGCAAGTCATTTTCGAGGAATATACTGCACGAGGATAAACCGTACTTTTGGGCGAGCATTGTGTCTATTTCCAGCAGATCGTCATCAGAAATGACGCCGTCGGCGTGCCAGTTTTTGAACACCGCCATAGCAGACTTGTAGCGGAGGATTGCTTCGTCTTTACTCATGGCAAGCCCTCTGCGACAGCCCGAAACAGGTACGGGAACAGTATCGACGACGTGCGTTACCGTAGCTTTCAAACTCCGCACCACAGGTCGGGCAGACGAAATGATAGACGGCTCTGCGGTTCACGGCTTCTGGGTGCGCCTTCCACCAAGCCATGCGGCATTTGTCGGAGCAGAAGCGTTTTTGTTTCGACCCCGGCGTGTGTCGGAGTGGACATCCGCAGTTGGCACAGGTTTTAGTGGTTATAAGTAGTTCTTGCTTTATCGCAACGCCGATGTTATTTCGGTGGCAGAAGGACTTGACGGTGTTTTCGGACATACCGAGATCGGCGGCGATAGCGGCGTAGCTGTCGCCTCTGCCGCGTAAGTATTCAATCCGTTGTTTTTGAGCAGTAGTCATATGTTTTCCTCCGTTTCGGAGGGGAAATAAAAAGCGCCCCTCTACCGTCTACAGACAGGAGAGGGGCGTTTGCGTACCGATGTAAGCGGTTCACTCAGTTTTGATGAAAGCATCCGTAAATCCCGCCGCCTTGACCCTTTTGAGCATGGCTTCAGCATTGGCTTTGACTGCGTAAGCACCGACTTGTACACGGTATAGCTTTTTCGGTTCAGTTGGGGTGGGCGTGGGAGGTTTTGACGGTTCTGTCGCCGTGAGCAACCTTTGAACTTCGGCGCGAAAAGTATCCATCGATTTACCGTGTTTTGGAAACCAGTGACCGGGGTCGGCATGATTACTGGCGATGCCGCGTCTATGCCCCTCGTAATGCCCGATAATAACGCCGTCAGCCATCGGGTTCAGTTTGTACTCCTTGCAGAGATAGGCACACAGTTCAGCGGCTTCTTTGTAGACGGCATTGAAATAGGTTTTGTCAGTCAACCCGTCCTCGCAGATCTCAAAGCTGATATGGGTGTCGTTGACCGAGCCTTTTGAACCGGAGCCACCATGCCAGCCGCGATGATTCCACGGCAGGGTTTGGTAGGTAGCAATCGAGCCGTCAGCCAGTTTCCCTATGAAGCCGTGTACGCAAACTTGCCGCCCGTCCGGTCTGTCTTGATTCCAGTGGTTATTGTATTGGTTCTTTCCGAGCAAGCCGTCGTCGGGCCCCACATAACGGCGCAGGTTCGGATTGTTCGCGCCGGTGGAGTGTACCATAATGCCTTTGACGGCAATGGTTCTACCCGTCTTGTAACAAGCATTGTTCGTGAATATCAGTTTCCTTAGATTCATTTCTGTTCATCCTTTCCATGAAGCTGTGCCAGTACGTCTTTGAGTTTGTCCGGCACCGGCAATCCGATAGCTGTGGCGTTCTCCAAGAGTGAAATGCCCTCGTTGGCGATATAGAAGAAGATAACTGCCGTGCGAAGCGGTGCACCCGTACTGTTGATCAGATAAGTGTCAATCAGATGGCCGATGCCGACCACAAGGAACAGCGCCACCTTCTTGGCGATACCTTGCGCTCCGATTTGGCTGGACAGTTTCTTTTCTACGATTGCCCGAAGTACGCCTGTGATGTAATCAACGACCACAAAGGCGATGAGTGTATAGAGGAAGCCGTCCAGCCCGCCCAAATACCAACCCAGCGTCCCGCCGATGGCTGCAAACACAACCTGAATCCAATTCCAAATGTCTTTCATTTTCGTTTTACCTCCTGTTTTCTGCACAAAAAACGCCTGCCAAGATAGGCAGGCGCGAATGCCGTTATGAATCGTTATGCTTTATATTTGTTTGGGAAGAGCCTCCCAAAGCCTCAAATCTTCCTGACCGAGTGACCACAGAGCGAAGCCCCGAAGTCCCCATCGGTATGCCGCTTCATTTGCCCAGTAGACAATGCTGTCCACGTCTTGGTAGTAGACAATACCGAAGCCGTCTCCATCACCGAGGAATAGCCGCGAGCACCAGACGTTAATATCTCTTGGTGTGAATTTCGCAGTGTAGTCGGCGTTGCATGGAATGTACAGCATCGCCGAATGTACGAAGTCGTAGTCCATTGATATATCCTCGCTTCGGGTAGAGGATTCCTCGATATCTGAGGTAAGCGCGAAAACCTCAAACTCGTCGTCCCATGTCACGCCGCTCCGGGATATCCTGCCGTAGCTTTCGGTCGAGCCGTCCGGCATGGTTACATCAAAGGCTTCATACGGCTCGTAAGTCCAAGCGTCGCCCAAACGGAGCAGTTCGCACTTGATTTCGCTGTCTGACCGAATACCGCAGTAGCCACTTGTAGCCGATACCGTAGCCGTGAAGCGGAGGACATTGCTGCTGCCCGAATAGACCCTTACGCTGTTGCCTCGCTTCCTTAGTTCGATGAGGTACATATTCGGGTTCGTCCGAATATCGGCTTCAGGTGTTTTGTTGTAGGATGCGCTGTAACTGCCAAGCAAAGTCGAACCTTGGTAGAGTTCGATCCGCTGCGAATCGATGTTGATACAGCAGAAGATATCGCCTATGAATACCCCGGCACGACCGCTCCCGTTGTGAGGGAAAGCAATCCGCGCCCGAAGGTGGACATCGGAGAAAGCGTCGTATTTCCACGCAAGCTGGCCGCTACCCTCAAGCTGCGAATAAACCCTGCCGGAGGCATACTGGTCACTCCGCCAGACTGCCCAACTGCCTGAAAGCGTAGTCCAGTAGGTGCTTTGCAGCGTGATGGGGTCGCGGAAGTCTTCATACCATGCCAGAGCCGAGTCGGGCTTTCGCCGCAGGACTTCGGTGGTTAGCTTGAAGCCTTTGTCCGGCACGGCCATATTCCCGTTCACATCCTTGAAGCTGCGCGGCGAGAGTTCAAAAGTAGCAGAACCTGCCGAGGGCTGTTCCGAGAACGACGAGCAAAGGCGAAAACCGTAAAACTGTGCTCCCGCCACGCCGCCGTCAATGGTAATGGTGTGATCTCCTGCCGAAAGATTGCGTCCTTTGGCAAGAATCACCCAAAATGTGCTCCTCCAGTACGGCCACCACAGACGATTCTCAGAAAAGCCGACGGAAGAATCGTCAAGGGAAATGTTGATACCGTTCATATCCCAGTACGGATAGCAGATACGCACCGCCACATCATAAACACCTGATTGAGGAACAGTGAAATTGTAGGTAGCCGTCCCATCGCTTGAAGAAAGCGTAATCATGCCGTTGCCGACCACCACGCCGTCCGTGTAACTGTCCGGATCGCCGTCACGATCAATATAGATTGTGCCGAACTCCGCTTTTTGTGTTTTGCCGTAGCAAGTCAAGTATCGGCGGCGGTTGTAAGTCTCGCCGATTATCGGTGCTTCACGGCTTGTCGCATCGCCGCCCTCGGCATAATCGTAAACTTGGGGAAGCATATACGGTACTTGGTCGTAGTCGTCCCAGTAGGCAAGCCACGGTATCATCGGCTGCGGCGGAGCGTTCCCTGTAAAGTTATAGCCGCCCTCAGCCCATATTTTGGCGGCGTAGTAAGTAAGCGACACACCGCGATAAGTCTTGCCGAGGTCGGAGGGGTTGGCATAAATCTGCCACTCCCAGCCGTAACCCGGCAAACCCATATAGACTTTTTGCGGGTTCATCACCTGAATTGCATAATTGTAAACACCTACAAGCCAGTCGCGGGGTGAGACAGGACCCGGTGCGCTGCCTGCCCAGGACATGCCGTAGGACATAATCGCCGCCGTGTCGCAGTACGGATCGAGGTCGGCATATACACACCAGTTTTCACCGCCGACAGAGCCTTGGACACCTGTCATGCCGGGTAAACAGATATTGACCAGCTTGGCGGGGTTATAGGTCTTGACGGTTTGGTAAATATCGCGGAAGAGAGCATTTGCCGCGTCCTTGTTTTCGTATCCGCCGCCGCGTTCTAAGTCGATGTCCACGCCAGCGCACCACGGATATTTCTGCATAATCCGCACCAATTCGGAGAGAAACTTTGTCTTTGCTCCGTTCGTGTTGTTTCGCAGGGCGGTGAAGATAGAGGCTGTTCCGTGGTTCATCACGGTAAGAAACCATCGCACCTTCGGCCATTTATTGATATACGGCATCATGCCGGATATCGGTGTTCCTGTTTCGGAGATTGTGCCTGTAATGTCCACCTCGAAGGTGAAGATGCCGACGGCTTCAAAGCGGTCACCGTATTTGTTTAAGGCTTGGTGCATTCGGGTGTTGCCCATAAACGACCATATCATGCACTTTTTGCCTTTAAGATAATCCCTGCTCATAGACGCGGCTCTCCTTCCATCATTTCGGTGTATTCGAGGTAAACCCTCGCTGACTTACCGCTTTCTAATTTCACTAGATGTTTGCTGTCATAGGCGGCGGTATATTGGTAAAATCCGTCCTTCGGTGTGGGGCTTCCGTTAAGCAGGCACTCGCGGGTCGAGGCCTTGAGCGCCAATGTGTCGCCTGAATTCACAGCCGACTTAAAGTTGCATTTATGTGACCCCAAACCTTGAGAAACCTCAATACTGCCCGCCGCCATAGCCTGTTTTGGGTAGATGTAGCAATCAAGACCCGCCGAGGTTTCCCCCGTGTTGAAGAGGACAAGGGTTGCGCCACCACGCACGACGGCGTTTTGGTAGCGGGTAGCATTTCCGCTATCTCGAAGCATAGTCGAGGTGTGTGGCGTGTAGCCTGTTAGTTTATCGCCCTCCTGAAGCTGAATGTCGGTATAATAAATCTCGCCCGTGCAGTCGGAGATGAGGGGACGGATAGTTACGCTTACAATACGTTTTTCCTCTTTGAGTTTTAGTACTTCCGCAAAGCGGATAAAGTTGTTGATGATCATAAGAGCCACCTACCCATCGAGCGTCCATTTAATTTCACAGACGTGGCCGACCCAGCCGGTGGCGATGGCGCCCGCTTGTAGCATAAGGTCGGTGAAGAACACCTCGCCCGTGCAGTTTTGTATGACGAGACGGATGGTGATGGAGCGCAGCTTGCCGTAGCCTTTGGGCGAAGCATCTCGCGCCACTAGCTGATAATATGCCATGTAAAATCACCAACCTCTCAATATAAATCGATAAACCGTGTTTCGGTCGACCCGTCCTCGTACTCGAATACCACCTCGATGCCAACCTGTCCGTTTGCGCCCTTGTTCAGATTATCCGAGCCAATTTGCGCCGATATGGTGTAGTTACGCCTTGAAGCCGGATAAACCGTCTGCGCCATACTCTTGGTCATATCCGCCACACCAACCGCCTTAAAGGAAGCTGTGCCGGACACGCCATTTTCGGCATCCACGACAAAACCGCTATTCTGCCAGTAAGCAAATCCATCATCGGCACGAGAATTCCTCAGATGGTTAAACGGCACCATGTCCTTGATTTCCTGCCCGATGAGATTGCTTTGGTCGAACTGGTCGGCAATCGTCGCGGAGGAAGAGTCGCCAAGTTCTCTGAGTTTCGTGGAGAGTTCCAGTACGGTTTTCCACGGCTCTTGGAGGTTGTACTGGCGGCGTACAATCCGCGTTTTGATGGTCAGGTTCAAATCTCTATCGTCAACGGTCACGATATCGCCTAAATCCCAGCGTTCATGCTCATAGCCTGTCAAGACGGATAAATCCATCGCCGAGAGCACATAGGAGACGCGGGGCTTTGCGTACTCGGCAAGCCGCATATTTGTAAATTCAAGCATCTGATAGGGGTTTGTAAAATTGGAGCAATCGAGTGTCGCCACCCGTACCTCGCTTGAATAGGTGTAGTCCTCCACATATTCCTTACTGCCGTTGATGGCGGCGAAGGTCATGCCGTCCTTGCCGATGGCGTATAGCCGCGTGACAAGGGATCGGGTATCCACAACCCGCTTTATACCCGTCAGGTTTTTGCGGTAGGCGAAGAGCGCGCCGCTGTCTGTTCCGCTGAATGTAAGCAAATCCACACGCCGATCCCTGCTATGGAATACCAAATCACCGCCGTGGATGTTTTGTACCATCCGCAGGATGGAGAGGGCGTTCTTTTCTTGGCAGTCCCATGTCCGAAGCGTGGTCACATTCACCGTACCGACTTCCCAACCCGTACCCGCAAGAGCAAACGCCATCGGGACGGCGGGCAGGTCGGCGTTGAATTCTATCGGTTGTTTCTCTGCCGAAAAATTCAGGTCATAGAACGCCGCTTCCGCATAAACGCTTGTGAGAATGCTGTTGCCGTCCGAACCTTTTTCATCCGTCATCGTCCGTATGCGGTAAACATCCTCGGCAATCTGCACCTGTTTTTCATTGTCAAGCGTCGCTCGCTTTGGGTCGCTGTATGGCAGCTTGAATTCCAATGTGTCCGCTCCGTTGACTTCACCAGTAACCATGATATCGAAGGCGTTTTCCAGCACTGTTTCCCATGCGCCGTTTTCGTCCAAGACCACGGGGCGAGCAAAGCCCAGTTTCTCATACGGTGCTTTCGGGATGTCGTGGAGAGTGATATCGAGCAGCTTCGGGGTGACCGTCGTGTCGTCGGTGGTGAGCATTACGCGATAGCGGATATATGAACGGTTCGGCGAGGCCAGTTCACCGTTCGAGCCGACCGCCTGCCAAGCCGACCAGTCCTGCAGATCATCCGAAGTAGATGTTTCTATCAGTGAAACGGATGTAACGCCCGCCGTGTATTCGCTGGTTACCGATACCCGACCACTTCCCGCAAGGCTGCATTCAGCGGCAATCGTGGTTAGCTGGCCGCTTTCGGGGTAGAGGTTATCCGTTCCCTTCCGCAGGGTGACAGCACCCGGCTCGGTTAGAGCATCCACGCTCCCCGAAGTGTCACCACCGTTGGCGAGCATCGCCTGACGAAAATACCTAATCAAATCCTCGATAGTTAGGTCGCTGTCTGTCTCGAAGAACCACTCGTCTAAACCGCCTGCGTAGTAATACTGGTTTGCGTGCATTCCCATGACGATATCCGCCGTGCAGGACGGGTTCAATGTTCCTGTAAATGTCCGCAAGGGAGCCGTCCACACCGCGCCGTCGGCACGATTGCACAGCACAATCTGAGAAGTCTTTTCAGTCACATTTATAATAGCGGCGAGGAAGTACCAACCGCCATTGACCATATTAAATCCAGGTGTTTCAGTCTGGTCGAGGATAAGCGTTCCCGCCGAATTGTAGAGCATCATGCGTGGTCTCCCTTGGTAGAGGGAAATATACAAAATCGGCTGACCGGGACCTTGCCTTGTATTAAAAAGCGGGATGAAGTTTTGCCCGACAGAATAGGTGGTCGGGTTTATCCAGCCACCGACGGCGATTTTTTTGCCGAGATCAGAGAAGAATGTGCCGTCGTTGGTGGCGACAAGGTGTGTCTTTTCGGTGGTCGGATTATTGATGTTCATGCGGAAATACCGCCCAAACCTGCCGTTCGGTAAAGATGCGGTCGTACCGCTCCAGCCGGACACAGCAACATGCCGTCCGTTGCCGGAGGAATCCGCAAGGCGGGTATCGCTGTCCGGTGCGGATTCGTTGAAGCGCCAGAGCGCGGCTGTTTTCTCGGTCGCGGGGATTTCGCCCGTAAAGTCTATTTGAGAAGTCAATATGGATTTTACAGCCATATCCTCACCTCCAACGGCTCTTAGCCTGTATTTGCAGTTCCATAAATGTCGCATCGACCGCCGTAATGGTTAGGGTGTTTGCGCCTTTGCGGAGTATTGGGAAATTCAACTCTTGAAGCAGCGGCAGACCGTTTCGGAGCGTTTCGCCTGTGGTATCTACCACCTTGGCGGTCACCAGACCGCTGTCGATGACGAGGGTTTCGCCGGAAGCAAGCGCACCGACCACGCGGATTTCTTCGTCATTTGTTTTCAATGACACATAGGTTGATGAGCCTGACGAAATGATTCCTTTCAAAAGGTAAACAGGCAAAGAATCTGTGTTGCCTTTAGCTCTCGTGACCGTATTAGCTCCTGTCTGGGTCAGCGTAAAACCCTCGTCCGTCAAAGCATAAGCGTGTGGGTCAGGGCAAACGAAATTCAAATCAAACGCACCCGCCGACCGAATAAGCCGTTCGCAATTAACGGCATCCTGTAGCCGTGCCGTGAAATATCTATCCGGCACATCGTCAAGCACAAGCTGCTTCAAGCCCTTGTCGGGGTCAAGCCACTCAGCAAGACCGTCCAAAACCTCAACCAGCGAAGCAAGGTTGTGCCTTGGCGCAATATTGCACCGCAGGGTGATGACTCGCTCCGCGCTGTCGCTCCCAAAGTCCGCCACTCCGGGCTTGCCGGGTATGGATACAAAGGAGTTGCGCAAGGGCGGTGAAGCCTGCCAAGAGGTCAGCAGAGCCTTGACGTTCATACTTTGCGATGATATTCCGTTAAAAATAAAGCCCACGCCAACACCTCCTATGCCGGGCTAAACCGTCCCTGCGCCCGAGAGCCGGTCTGCATCAGGTTATACAGTTCCTGTGAAATTCTGCGGATGTCGTCCTCGCTGCGGACAATCATCTGCTGTATGGTGATGAGTGCAGGCACTCCTGACACCGCCAAGCCGCCATAACTTCCGGTCACATCACCCACATTTATGCCGGGTGTATCAAAAGCGGTGGGGATGGCGTTTTGCATATCTTCAGCGACTTCATCCATCGCCCGCTCGAAGCCCACGCCGATACCCTGACCCATGTTCTCACCAAGCCCGGCAAATAAGGTGGAGGGAGAGCGGATGCCGAAGAAGTTTTTGATGCCGTCGACAATACCGCCGAAGAAACCGGATATTTTGCTCCAAATCCAGTCTGCTGCATTGGAAATACCCTGCCAAAGTCCCTTTATGAGGTCAGTACCGACTTGCACGATTTTGCCGATGTTGCCGGTAAAGCCCTTGACGATGGCAGTAATAATCTGGGGTATCGCTTTCACTATTTCCACGATGATGGTCGGGAGGTTCTTTATCAGTGACACGAAAAGCTGTATGCCCGCTTGAACCAGCTGCGGGATACTCCCGATAATCGCCGTTACGAGTGACGAGATAATCTGTGGTATCGCCGCCACGACCGCCGTTATTATCTGCGGCAAGTTCTGTACCAGCGATACCAATAGCTGAATTCCAGCGTCAATAAGCTGCGGAATAGAGCCGAGGATCGCCGTAATCAAGCCTTCAATAATCTGTGGTATTGCCGCCACAATTGCTGTGATGATTTCGGGCAAGGCTCCTATCAAGGAAACCAGAAGCTGAATCCCAGCATCGATGATCTGCGGAATCGCCCCGATGATGAAATCCACGATGCCGATGATAATGGCAGGCAGAGCCGCTATCAATTGGGGCAGTGCGTCCAAAATCCCCTGTGTCAGCCCGAGAACCAGTTGCAAAGCCGCATCCAGTATCATAGGCAGACTGTCCATTAACCCCTGAACGATTGTTACCACGGCATTAACCGCCGCAGGTATCAATTGCGGAAGTGCGTCGGCAATGCCCGTGACAAGGGTAGTCACCAACTGCACTGCAGCGTCGATGAGGAGCGGGAGGTTATCAATCAGCGCGCCTACAATGGTCATAACCGCTTCTACAGCGGCAGGGATGAGTTCAGGCAGGAGCGTCAAAATTGTTGTCAGCACCTGTGTGAACAGTTCCGTGACCGTGGAGAGCAGCGTCGGAAGCAGATCCCCGACTGCTTGTAATATCCCGGCAAGAGCAGGAGGCAGAGCCTTAACGATATTCTCTATAACCGGAACGATGTTTTTCACGACGTTCTGGAACGCCTCGACCACATTTCCAATCAAAAGCTCGATGTCTGCGTCGGCGTTACCCAGACCCGCCATTAAGTTGCCTATTGCCGACTGCATACCTGAAATAGAGCCGGTTATGGTTTCTGTGGCTTCCAAAGCGGTCGTGCCGGTGATGCCCATTTCGGTCTGAATCACATGTATGGCTTCGGTCAAATCCGAAAACGACGATAGGTCGTACTTAATGCCGGAGATTTTCTCAGCATCAGCTAAGAGCCGCTCCATTTCGGACTTCGTGCCGCCGTATCCCAGTTTGAGGTTGTCAAGCATCGTGTAGTTCTGCTTGGCGAAACCCTGATAGGCGTTTTGTATGGAGGCGATGTCCGTACCCATTTTATTGGCGTTGTCGGCCATATCGGTAATGGCCATGTCTGCAACCTGAGCCGCTTTTGCGGTGTCGCCGCCGAGGGATTGGATGAGACTTGCTGAAAAGCCCGTGACGGTTTCCATATACTCGTTCGCGGACATTCCGGCGGTCTTGAAGGCATTTTCGGCATACCCCTGAACAGCTTGCGATGACTCGCCGAACAGAGTGTCCACACCGCCGACCAGTTGCTCGTAATCGGCATACGCTGCTATGACTTCTTTGCCGAGCTTGACGGCGGCAGCTCCGGCGGCGACAGCCACCGCACCCATTGCGACGCCGATGCCCTTGAGGATGCCGCCCAGTTTCTCAAACTTGCCGCCGCTTTTTTCTGCGCTGTCGCCAGCGTCCTCCAGTTCCTCACCGAGGTCGTCGGCTTCCTCTGCTGATTCTTCCAGTTCGCGCTCCATATTATTGAGTTCGGTGTTGGCGTTATTCAGAGCAATCTGCCAGTTTTGGGTGCGGCGATCGTTTTCACCAAAGCTGTCGGAGGCGTTTCTAAGAGCGGCTTCAAGAGTGGAGATTTTGTCCTTCTGGGCATCGATTGCCTTGTTCAGCACTTCGTTACGAGCGGAGGTAGCCGCTATCGATTTATCCTGCTTTTCGAATTCGCTCGTTACCAGCTTCATTTCGCTGCCCAGTACCTTGAACGACTGGTTTATATCACGAAGGGCACTCTTAAACTCTTTCTCGCCCTCGACGCCTATTTTCAGCCCGAAATTATCAGCCACTTAAAACACCTCCCTCCGTAAAAAATCAGATGCCATCAGGGATGACATCCTCTATAAACAGTTCGCGCTTTGGTTTTGTCATTCCGAGGAATTGACGATGGCATTCCCACAAGTCCAGCAATTGCCCAATAGGTGTGAGCCACGTTTCCTCTTCGGAGCGATTCAGATGAACCGTGCCGTAATATAAGAGTCGGGTAAACAACTCATTGTCGCTTACCCGACCTCGGCGTTTTTTGGCTCGCCATCCTCGCTTTCGATGTTACGAGCCGTCCCTTTGAACATCGCCTCGGTGATTGCTGTCTTATATGCTGCCAATTCCAACGGCGAAGTGAGCAATTCCACTTCTTCCTCGGTCAGCAGATCTTTCGGTTTTTCCTTATTCCTAAGGTTGTGGATGAGGATGGGCTGGTTGGCGAGAAGCGTAATCAACCAAATAATCTCGTCCAAAGCCATCTCAAAGTTTTCTGACTTCATCAGCTTTTCACCGAGATTCTCCAAGCCGCCGTAGCGTTTGGCGATTTCCTTTGTGGCACGGGTGGACAAGACCAGCTCGTAATCCTCACCGCCAATTTTGATGAAGGCACTACGTTCGTTATCCATGAGTTAGCCCTCCAAACCCGTGTCAAAATCAGGTTCATACACCTGCGTATACCAGCCGCTGATTACATCAACCAACACATCCGCATCGTCTTCGTTGACTTCCGCTTTCCACGGATGACGGTCGTTGCCGTCCGGCTTGTTGCGGCGAGAGACCGTACCTTCGATACTCGGTGTTGAAAAGGTGATGCTGTCGCCCTTGGTGGCGAGGTTGGTGGACGGAACGCCGAACTTCACGCGGTACAGCCAGAAGTAGCGGTACTTACCGTTTGCTTTCTTCGCCCGAAAGCCAATAGCGACAGGGTCGCCGCCGTCCTCTGAAGCCGAGATAAGGACGCCATTTTCATCCGTGGTCGCTCCTGTCAGCTTGGCAGCGACGGTCTTTCCGATGTCGTCCACGCCAAGAGTCAGTTTGCCGTTTTTGAATTCCTTGATGATTTCGGCGGCACCGTCGTCCGCCCATAGTGTCGCTTCCGCAAGTTCGATAGATAGTTCCGCCGAGATTGCCTTAGCCAGCATTACGGGAGTGCCGTAGGTCTCGTGACCCGTGATTGGCGCTTCGGTAACCGTTGCGTAGTAAAGTTTGTCAAGCCCGATTGTAGCCATGTCAATTTTCCTCCGTTTCATATTCTTTCGCCGCGTCTATGGCGAAGTGGTGGTAGCCGCTGTCATTCTCATGACCGATATAGCGGCGATCTGTTATGGTGAACGCCGCCCCAAGCAGGGCGGCGGTAATCTGATTCTTTCTGTTGATGTAATTGCCTTTTGAAAACAGGGATATCCGCACCTCGGACACATCAATAAGCGGAGAATTATCGCCGAATAGAGCAAACTCATCCGTCATCGGTGTGAGGACAAGGTACTCGTCCGGTGCAATTCCGCTAAATATGCCCGTTTCCACCGGCAGGATGGGAGAGAGCAGCGTGTTCAGTTCCTGCAAAATGCTCATATACGCTCCACCTCCTGATCGAATTTCTCCTTCATGGCTTCAATGGCTGCGTTCCTCGATTGTCTTCGGGCGGGTCTCATAAAGGGCTTCGGCGGCTGACCGTGCTTGCCGTATTCGAGGATATTGGCGATTTTGGCATTACTGCCGCCGTCGCTCCTCGGTTCGGCGAAACCGACCTTGATATCCCAACCGGAGCCGTCCCGTTTCTGTTTAGCGGGAGACAAACCGAGGGAGTCTTCCAACTCGCCTGTGGAGCGGCTCTTTAATTTCGTGCCGCGCCCGACTACGGAGGAGAGGTTGCTTTTTGCCTTGGCAAGCACGACTTCACCGCCCGCCTCAAGCACCTTGGGGATGATTTCATCCGTCTGATCGCCAAGGCGAGAGAGTTTCAGGAGGAAATCCTCCGGCATTTTCATCTCAATTTTCGCCATTACCTCACTGTCCCTTCCAGCTTTTCAGCTAACACCTCGACATACATCCCGCGCCCACGCACATCCTCCGCGCTGACAATGTTGTAGCGACCATCCGCTTCGGAGATAAAATGTGAAGTCGTGACGGTTAAGTCGGGGATTTTGCGGAATCGAAATAGCACGGTCACACTTGAAAACGCCGCATTCCCGATAATCCGCTCCCATTTTGCGGTGGTGTTGCGAACTTCCTTATATGCCTTAACCGAAGCGAGGATGCGGTCACCCGTGGTGACGAAGCCCTCCGCATCTTTGACGGGTTCGGTTGAGATGATGTTGATGGGCGTACTCATTTTTCCGTATCCCACGCTTACACACCCCACAATCTGTCAAGCCGTAAAAGCATGTTGACCGTATTCCAGACTTGTTGAGAAGCCTGAACGCTGTCGGCAAAGAAACCAGCCGTCGAGCCATCTCTACTTTCATAGAAATGGCTCGACAGCATGATTACTGCTTGTTCGGTTGTAGGCGGCATAGTATTTTCCGTGTAATAGCCCTCAACAATATGTTGATAGCTCTCGGCGTAATTGACAGCGGCGGCGATGAGCCGCAGGAGCAGGTCGTCGTCCTCAGCGTGTGCCAGTATCAGGTTTTCTTTGACTTTTGGTAACAGTTCCGTTGGCGTCATCGCCATCACCTCCCATTATTCGTTGGCCGCCATCAAACCCGCCGCTTTCAGCTTGGAGAGCAATGAGTTGAAGTCTGTAACCAGACCGGCGGTATCGGTGGCGGTGCTATCCGCCTGATTCTCCGCAGCAGGAAGCCCCGTTACCGAGGCTCCCTCCTTGATTTCCAGCGTCCCGCCAATGACGGTTTTCTCTCCGCCTTGTTCGGTATAGTTCTTTGTGCTGTAGCTCATGTCGCACCTCCGTTAAGCCTTCTGCTGGAGAACTTTGATAGCCTCCGGCAGAATCAGTTTGCCGTCCACACGCTGAGTGGCAACGAAGCCCACCTGCCCAGTGACAGCGAAGAGTTCATTGAGCCGCTTAAACACGCGCCCCTGACGGTCGGCTACCCAGTAATAGCTGAAGTCTCCGAATACAATGGTCTTGGCGGCCGCAGCGATAGTGGGAACATACGCAGAGGTGTGAACAGGGCGGTTCAGGATGGTGTCAGGCGTACCCGACTGCAGGGAGGGTTGCCACAGATACTGTCCCTGTCCGTCCTTCAGCTTACGGATGGCCTTTACGGTAGCATCGTTCATAACAAAAACCGCCTTGTTGCGGTAGGGTGCCTTCAGCGAGTAGAACAGGTCGAGCACTTCATCGATGGTGACGGCGGTAGCGCCTGCCGTAGTTATGCCAAGCTGGGCGCCGCCTGTCGCGGCAAGGATGCCGGTGGGTTTGCCGGAGCCGTCGCCGGTGAAGAAGGACTCTTCCTCCTTGTTGCCGATGCGCCTTGCGAACTCTCTGGAGATGTAGGTTTCGAGATTGAACACGCTGTCATTGAGCAGTTCCTCAGAAACCTTAATCAGGGTTCCCAGCTTGTAGGCGCCGATGGACACCTGCCCAAAACTGTCGTCGCTGTCAGTGATGGCGCCTTCTTCATCGATCCACGAAGCCGTGCCCTTGGAAGCTACGACCGGAATTTTTCTGTCGCCGGAAGAGGTGGTGATAACTTTGGCCAGCGTACGGAAAATGTTCTCCTCCTCAAGAGCGTCCACGAGGGTTCTTTCGAATTCATCGGGGACGAGATAGCCTCCTTCAGAGTCGGTGCCGACCTGTAAAGCGTTTTTCACGACTGCATCAAGTCCTTCGTTACCACGGGTGCGCATGGCGTTCCAGAACGCCTTTTTGTAATCATCAGTAGCTCTGCCGATCTTGGCTTCGGCGGACTTGGTCGGTGCACCCAGAATGGGAGCGGATGTAGGTTTGCTCATCTCAAGGTCATATGCCGACTGATGTTCCAGACGCTCAATTTCCTTGCCGAGGGCGACCATATCGGCTTCCATCTTGTCGTACTCTGCGGCGGCTTCAGCGGGAACAAACCCGTCTGCGCCGCGCTTCTGGTCGAGGAACTCCTTGGCAGTGTTCCAGATCTTGTTGCGCTTCTCGCGCAGTTCAAGGATTTTACTCATTGTCATTACCTCCATAAATTTAGTGGATAATTAAATTGAGCCGCCTTTCGAGCGACTCAACGGGTACGCCTTGCGGCGCAGGTTTGGGTTGCGGTTGTTCTTTGGGCTTGACCTTATCTAGCAAGGAATTGGTGACCGCCCTGCGACTAAACGCATAAGTCGGAGTGGCTTGCTGTCGTTTGTTGTCTTCCAATACACCGTCAGCGAAGCCGAGTTCCATTGCCTTGTTCGCATTCATCCATGTTTCGGAGTCCATCCAGTGGGAGATTTTTACGCGGCTTTGGTTCGTCTTGATTTGGTAGGCGTTGATGATGCTTTCTTTGACCTCGGCGAGCATATCCATCGCTTTTTGCATTTCCTCGCTGTCGCCGATGGCGACGGTCAGCGGATTATGCACCATCATCAGGGCGGTGGGAGCCATGAGGACTTTTGTTCCGGCCATCGCCACGACGCTTGCCGCCGAAGCCGCAATGCCGTCAATCTTGACTGTGACGTTGTGCGGATAATCCATTAGCATGGCGTAGATCTGGCTTGCCGCGATACAGTCACCGCCGGGAGAGTTGAGCCAGATGGTGATGTCGCCCTTTTCAGCGAACAGTTCTGACTTAAACATCGCCGGTGTGATTTCGTCGCCCCACCAAGTGTCCTCCGAAATGACTCCGTCGAGATAGAGGGTACGTTCACCTGTGGTTTCGTCTCGCACCCAGTTCCAAAATTTCTTTACTTTCATGAAGTGTCCTCCGTTTCTTTCGATTTGTACGCCGCGCCCACGTCGGCCAGTTTGACCATATTTCCGTTCAGGACGTGGATGTTACCACCTTCGACATCGGTCAGCAGATTCATATCCTCCAAGCTGCGCACGTCGTTGACCGACATAAAGCCGTTTTGAATGCCTGTCGAATATCCTTGCATCCGGCTTTGGTAGTCGCCCCGAAGCAGTCCGTCGAGGTTGAATTTGATAAAGATCGTCGTTTTTTCTGATGGCAAGATGAGAGCCTGCTGTAAAGACTGCTCCCATCTGACCACCCATGGGTCGAGGGTATATTTGACGAATTCAAGGCTCTGCTGCTCGATGTTGGAGAAGCTGCTCTTTTCAAGGTCGCCGACCATGTGCGGCGGCACGCGGAATATCCTCGCTATCTCGTTGATTTGGAATTTCCGTGTTTCAAGGAACTGCGCCTGTTCGGGCGGGATAGACATCTGGTGAAACTTGAGACCTTCCTCCAAAACAGCCACCTTGTGAGCATTCGCACCCCCAAACTGCGACTGCCAGCTTTCCCGAAGCCGGTCTGCTTGTTCCGGCTTGATGACGCCGGGATGTTCGAGCACGCCGCCAGGGTTCGCACCGTTAGCGAAGAAAGTCGCACCGTATTCTTCGGTGGCGAGTGCCATGCCGATGGAGTTCTTGGCCATCGCTATCGGTGAGTATCCAATTAAGCCGTCGAAACCCAAGCCGGGGATGTGCAGCACATTCTCGCGCCGCAGCTTCACCTGACCCTTGTCGCTTTGATAGGTATAGACAATTTCGCCGTTATTATTGCGGTCGACCGACGTTCTGTCGGGCAAGAGCGGATAGAGGGCAATCGGAAAACCTCTGCCGTCCCTGATAATCTGCGCATAAGCGTTGCCCCAAAGTAATAGATGACTCATCAGCGTTTCACGAAACACAAATGAAGTCATCTCACGATTCGGTTCGTCATGCAGCAGCCGGTAGAGAGGATGTGACGGCTTTGTGGCTTTGCTGCCATTGGCAGTTCGCTCATAAACATGGAGCGGAAGACCCGCCACCGATTCGGCAAGGATGCGGACACAGGCATAAACTGCCGAGGTCTGCATGGCCGTGCGCTCGTTGACCGCCTTGCCGCTGGTCGTGCCGCCGAACAGGAAGCTCCAGCCGCCACCGATACGGTTTTTAGGCTTATCTCGTGAACGGAACAGCCCTGAAAATATGCTCATATAAACAACAACCCCCTCTCGTCATAGACGCTGCCGTCAATCCCACCGCCGAGGGTTGCCCTCGCAAGCCCCATAATCAGCGCGACCACACCGTCTATCTTTTCCGTGGACTTTTTCTTGTTGGGCTTGATATTGCCCGCGGCATCTTGGTCGACGATGACATTACCCATATTCCAATCGAGGACAGGATGCTTGCCGTGCCGGATTTTGCCCTCCATCACGAATTGGTAGAAATCCTTTGAAGGCGGCGACATGGATATGAAGCCCTGACCGAAGGGAAATACCGTGAAGCCATGCTCCGCACCCAACTCCTCAAGGTCGCGACGAATCTTCTCCGCACCGTAGCGGTCGTAGGCGATTTCACGGATTTTGAAACGCTCCGACAGCTTGCCAATAAATGCTACGATATAGTCGTAGTCCACCACATTGCCCTCGGTGGTGTTAAACACGCCCGCTTTCTTCCACACGGCGTAAGGGACGTGATCTCGTCGTGTTCGCAGGTCGATAACATCCTCCGGCAGCCAGTAGAATGGCATCACGGTGTACTTGGTATCGCCGCCGACCGGAGGGAATACCAACACCAGTGCCGTAAGGTCGCCCGTACTGGAAAGGTCGAGACCGCAATAGCAATCCCGACCCTCATATTCGTCAAAGTCTATGTCCTCACCGCAGGCATTCCATTTGTCCATAGGCATCCACCTGATGTCGGCGTTGCACCATTCGTTCAGGCGGAATTGCCTAAAATGCATCTCCTCAGCGGGATTCTGCTTCGCCTGTTCGTAGGCGGATTGCACCGTTTCAAAGGGAATCGTCACACCGATGGAGGGGTTGACTCGCCGCCAGACAGCTTCGTCGTTCCAATCGTCATCCTCTTCAATGCCAAATACGGCAGGATAAAAGGACGGGTCAACCTTCGAGCCATCCATAACCGCCTTGGCCTTTTGGTGGATTTCGTAGCAAATGCTCGTCTTGTCCCTACCTGCCGTGGTGATGAGGAAGTAAAGCGGCTGCCGTCTTGCATCGCCCGTGTACTTTGTCATGGTGTCGAATAACTCGCGGGTCTGCTGCGCAAAGAGTTCATCGAAGATAAGCCCTGACACATTGAACCCCTGCTTGGATTTTGTTTCAGAAGACAATACCCTGTAGAAACTGTTGGTGTGCGGGAATATTATCCGCTTGGTTGAAGGTACGAGTTTTGATAGCTTTGCCAGATCACCGCATTGCTCAACCATCGCTTTGGCGGTATTGAAAACAATACTCGCCTGATTGATGTCAGCGGCGCAGGAGTAAACCTCTGCACCCGCTTCACCATCTGCGAACAGGAGGTAGAGGGCGATTGCCGCCGCCAGTTCCGACTTGCCATTCTTCTTGCCAACCTCGACATAGGCCGTGCGGAACTGCCTGTAGCCGTCCTCGCCGACGATGCCGAATATGTCCCTGATAATCTGTTCCTGCCACGGCATCAGTCGGAACGGCTTCCCGTACCATTCGCCAGTGGTGTGTTTGAGCATGGATATGAAATTGACCGCAAAGTCCGCCCGTCGTTCTTCGTATCGGCTGGTCGGCAGCATGAGTGGGGTTGGCTTGTATTTGAAATCAGGCATCGTCATCCTCCTTCCGCGCATAATAAAAGACCTCCGAAGAAGTCCTAAAAATCTATCTGTACGAGAGACAGCCCCTTGTAGGGGTGTCTGTCTTTCGGTTATTTCGTGTTTAGTTGTACTTGCTGAGGATGATGGTGTAGACCGCCTTGACCTCATCGGTGGGCTTGATATCCCAACCCCTGTCGTAGTTCACGACATCGCTGCTTTCACCGACCTTGCGTAGTGTCAGCTTGCTGATTCTACCGCCGTCGATACCGAACGGAGAGCTTTCCTTATAATGCTTGACCCAGTATTCGTACTTGCCACCTGTCGATGGGCAGGTGATAATCCCTTCACTCCACATTTTCAAGTTCCCCCGTCAATATCAGATTTGAATATCGCTTGGTGTCCATGGAAATGAAGTTCGCTAATTCGTTGAACCCCATCTCCATCGCAATTTCGAACACTACCTTGGTGTCAAACATATTCGTGCGCCCCGTGGCTGCCACCTTACGGCACTGTTCTTTGACAACTTCGGCTTTTGAAAGTAGTCGTATTTCATCTTCTCCGAAAACTACACCAAGGTGAGAACCGCTATCCCAGATAATGAAAACCGTGCCGGTGTCGTCCACGAAGTCCACCGTTCCCGTGTCGCCGGGCTTCAGCTTGGTGTAGGGGTCAGTCATGGAGACCAACTCCACACGTGTGCCCTTTTTGTGCCTTGCCCTCCGTGCTTCGAGGGCTGTTTTTGAAATGAAATTATTCACTGTCCGTCACCTCCGTTTTCTTGCCGCCTTTCCAGCTTGAATTGCCCTCAAGCCTTGAAAGAAGTATCTTTCGAGTCGCTTTGTACTCGTCACCGATGAAGCCGAGGGAGAGCAGGAAGCACCGCATGGCGTATTTTGGGTTGCCGTCGGTGTCCTTTTCTTTTGCCGTGATACGCTTCTTTTCAATCGCCGTCTTGCAAAGCAGGCTGACCAGCGTGGCGTAGGCTTCCGCGTGTTCCGCATCAATCGTTCCTTTAAACCAAGGGAACTGGAGCGTGTCGGCGGTCTGTTTAATAGGGAGGTCGTCCGTGCCGAGCGCCGCCTTGAGAAGAGGGGCTTTAGCGTTTACCAGTTTGGCGAGGTTGTCGAGTTTCTCAGGGGTGAAGCTCGAGAGCGGCATTTCGATGACTAATTCGTCAGGTTCTGGAATATCGTCGGCTTGCATTCCGTTTTCGCCTTGGAAGTTCTCTCGGCGGGTACGCCCAAGCCCCAGCTCCTCGCGTTCATCCATCTGCAAGTCCTCGAAAGCAATCACCTCATCTATCTGCTTTTGCATGGCATCGGTAATGGGTGCGTTTGGATTGGCGTACCGTCCGGGATGGTGCTGGTCGATATCCGGAAATTCGTCAAGTGCGCCCATCCCGCCAAGCCCGCTCTCGTAGGTGTCGGGTTCGTCGTAGTGGCGGCTGTCGCCATCCACGTCAAAGCCCTGTTGGTGCAGGGCATCCTCCAAGGCCAAATTGTCCTCGCCCGTGACCGTGCCGTTCTTATCGATGTGGTAGCCGCCCACTTCGTAGGCGAATGTCGGCGCTCCGAGGTACTTTGTCGAGGCATTCAATTCTTGGCTGATGGCTGCGACCAGTGATTTACGCTCCGCGCCTTTTACATTGTAAGAAAGTCTCATGTTCGTTTCCTCCGTTTTCCTTGATTTTGCGGGGTTTTTTCGTCCTCCGCGCATTACATATATCACTCTAAACGCCTGTAATAGCAAGCGTTTATGTGATAATAAATGCACCGAATATCAAGGAAAAACAGCCTCTTATCTTTGTGTGTATGACACAATGTCGCTGAGCACAAAAATAACGCAGGGCAGAGTGGATCTCTTATTCACTGACGAACGCCTCCTTAATCCATAGCACCTCGCGCCGTCCCATGCCACGTTCGGCTCGGGCATCCTTTTCGATGCGCCGCCAGTCTTTCAATTTCTCGTTGTAAAGCGGACTGTCATAACCGGACAGCACCACCGACCCGCTGTGCGCGATGAGTTTGTCAAGCAAGCGAGCGTGATAGCCGTCGTCGCACTCATAGGCGTAGATGCTCTTGCTTCTGGTGTCTGCCATGTACGGCGGGTCGGCGTATATCAGGCAGTTCGTCGAGTTGTAGCGGTCGATGAGCGAAAGCGCGTCCGTATTTTCAATCTGGACGCCGAGCAGTCTGTCGGCTACTGCCTGAATCCGTTCCGGCAGCTTGTGCCAGATGTCCGGCTCTTTCGGGCTTTTGCCGATGGTGCGATTTCGCCATCCGCTGCGCTGGCCGGTACGAGTACCGAAGGCTTGCCAGCAGCGGACGAGGAAAACCCGTGCCCGCTCCACGTCATCTGAACTATCACATTTGTAGGAATTGTAGTATTCGTCGCGAGCCCATGGCGTGAGTGAAACGGCTTCGCATAGTTCTTCAGTGCGCTCGCGGATAACCCTGAAGAGGTTCACTACATCGCCGTCCAGGTCATTTATCGTCTCGGTGCGGCATGGCTCTTTGCCGAAAAACACAGCGCCGCTCCCGAAGAATGGTTCAAGGTAGACTTCGTGCGGCGGGAGATTGTCGCATATCCATTTCGACAATACCCACTTGGCACCGGGGTAGCGGAGTACGGTCTGTATCATTTTCCTTCCACCTCCTTCACAAGGTCGACATAGGCAAGGGTCTGCCCGTCACGCTCGCAGCCGATGTCCTCGCCACCGTTTTGCTTATACTCGGCATATCGGCGCAAGATGACCGATGCGTACTTCTCGTCGAGTTCGAGCATGAAACAGGTGCGGTCAAGCTGATCGCAGGCAATGAGAGTCGATCCGGAGCCGCCAAAGGTGTCCAACACGATGGCGTTTGCCTGGCTGCTGTTGGCAATCGGGTATGCCAGCAGGTCAAGGGGCTTGCTCGTGGGGTGGTCGGCATTCTTCTTGGGCTTATCGAAGTTCCAGATGGTGGTCTGCTTGCGGTCGGAATACCACTTGTGTTTGGAGGTGTTCTTAAAGGCGTACAGCACCGGTTCGTGCATCTGCTGGTAATCACCCCGACCAAGCACGAGGGCATTCTTGACCCAGATGCAAGTCGTGGAGTAATGAAACCCTGCGTCCACACAGGCACGAAAGAAATTCACCTTCTCCGAATCCGAGTGGAAACAGTAAAAAGCCCCGCCGTCGGCGAGGTTCTCATAAAGATTCTTAAACGCCGACAGCAAAAAGATATAGAACTGTTCTGCCTTCATGCTATCGTTCTTGATTTTTAGTCCGCTCACAGATTCAAAGCTGACGTTGTAAGGGGGATCGGTCAAGACAAGATTGGCTTTGCGACCGTCCATCAGCTTCTTAACAGTCTCCGATACCGTGGCGTCGCCGCAAATGAGTCGATGTCGCCCCAGTGTCCAAACATCTCCTGGTAAAACAAAAGCCGCCTGTTCGAGGGCGGCCGTAAGGTCAAAGTCATCATCAGCTACATCCCCGTCTGGATCGGCGAAGAGCTTTTCAATCTCATCGGCGTCAAAGCCCGTAATTTCGAGGTCAAAGCCGAGTTCCTTGAGGTCGGCAAATTCCAGAGCCAGCAATTCCTCGTCCCATCCGGCGCTCAGTGCCAGTCGGTTGTCTGCGAGGATATATGCCCGTTTCTGCGCCTCGGTCAAATGCTCCACGAACACGCAGGGGATTTCGGTCAGGCTTTCTTCCCGAGCCGCTATAATGCGTCCGTGTCCTGCGATGATGTTCAGGTCTTTATCTACGATGACCGGGTTGACGAAACCGAACTCACGAAGGGAGGAGCGGAGTTGCAGAATCTGCTCCTTGCTGTGGGTTCGGGCATTGCGGGCATACGGCACAAGCCGGTCTATATTTACTTTTTCAAATCGTTCTGTCGATTTCATCACATCACCCCCAACATTTCGTTTGTTCTGGCAAATTCGCCGTGATATAAAACAGCCGCCCTGTCATAGGCGGCTGCGGCTTCTTCTGGCGTTGTGTAAAGTCCAAGGTATTGGTACTCATAACCGCTCGTGATTTGAGCGACATATCGGTTTGCCTTTTTGTGCTTATAAACTCCTTTATAGCCAGAACTGTTTGACTGTGAAATTAACTGGTTTTTGGAGTTCTCAGCTTGTTGGCATATCCTCAAATTGCATCGGCGGTTATCTGAGGCATCACCAGAAATATGGTCAATTTGGGTGTCATCACTCACAGGGATATTCTCAACTCCCAGCAGTAGCCGATGCAGTAGGGTCTTCCGACCGGAAACGGTTGTGACAAAATATCTACCGCACCTACACCACTGATATCTTCGAACAAACGAAAAATCCGACTCATCGATACGAAAGCTATCAGCGGAGCCGCAACTGATGCGTACTGTGCCGTCGGTGCCTATGTAATATGTGTTCGGCTTTCTGGTTCGCGCGCAACGAACACAACCGGTAGAACGTCCCGCGAGCAGATTCTCAGACCGAATCGAGCCTGTTGCCCCACAATCGCATATACAGTCATTTAGTGTACGGTCATGTTTGCCGCCACGAACGCGATGTGTATTTTGAACGACCCAATGGCCAAAACGTCTCCCAGATAAATCAACTGTTTTTCTCATAATCAGAAACCTCGCGTCTTTAAAAGTTCAAGGAATTCATTCTTTTCTTCTCCCTGAGTGCCGCTGTGCCGATTGATGATTTGCATAATCAGATTAAAGTCGCCCTGCATCGCCTTGTAGTACTGAGCGCCTGCTGTGACGTAAGGTGATAGCTTCAGTTCTTTGGTCATTCGTCCGATTTTGCGGTTCATGGCTTCGCAGGCAAGAAAACCCTGTCTGTTCAGCACATAATCCGTAATCGTCTGCGGTGCGACATAACCGTCACAACCGCGAGCCGAGATATATTCCTCGATTTCATTTCGTAGCACATCAGCCGCCGGAACTTCTTTTTCGCATTCCTTCATTGCCATAGAGAAATAGTCCGCCATCACATTTTTGGAATTTACCTTTTTAGGTTTGGGCTGGCTTGTGGCATTCGTACTGGCAGTTTTACCTTCAAGCTTCTTATCGATTGGATTCTTCCGAGGGCGGCCTGCCCCCGGACGATAGCCTCCGCTGGGCATGAGCGTCACCTCCTCGGTTTTGATTTCCTTTTGATTTTTTGATTTTTGATTTATGAAAAATTCACACGGCAGGCCGAGCGCGCTGTCCACCTTAGAAGCCGTAGGGATTCGAGCCGCCCCTCGGTCTGAGACTAAAAGTAGTCGCCTTGCTCGGCGTGAAGTCTTGAGTGGCATTCCTGACAAAGCGCCATCATGTTTTCCCAGTCGTTTGTGCCGCCGTCGGTCAGCTTGACCTTGTGGTGGGCAAGCGTCGCGGGAGTGAGGCGTCCGTCACGCTGGCACATCACACACAGCGGGTTCGCCGACAGGAACGCCGCACGGATTTGCTTCCACGTCCTGCCGTAGCGTTTGTTGCTGTCGGGGTCGCGGTCATTCCGGTTATATCGTTTGGCTTCCTGCTTCTGATGTTCCTCACAGTACCTACCCGTGGTCAACTTGACGCAGCCGGGGTAGGCGCAGGGTTTCTTTGCTTTGTATGGCACGTTGCACCTCCTGTTCTGCGCAATAGAAAAGCCCCGTGGGATTTCTCCCGCGAGGCTCGTGTGTGCATTCAATTTTGCTATTCTAATAATAACAGGTTCCAAAGCGGTATTATAGTGGTCAACAGTGGCGTATTAATTCGACCTCGTTCAAGGCACGGTTATGGAGACGGTGTACCCAACGGAGATCGAAATGCAGAGCAACAGCTATCTGCTCCCACGTTTTGAAGCAAAGGTATCTCAGTTCCAGAAGCGTCTGGAGTTCCGGGCTTTCCACGCAGCTAATTACCGTGACGATTTCATGCTTCAGGTTTAAAAGGCGTTTCATATCAGCGCTGATTTCCGATTCCATATCCATCATCTTGGCGATGACATCCTCCATACGATGGACATTGCGTGATCCCTTGCTTGGTGGCACATCGGACAGGGTGGCACTCGCTTTTTCGGCGAGATCTCGTAGTGACTGTACCTGTTCAATCTTGCTATTGATACGCTGGTCTATGCGATAAGCTTGGGATAAATAATCCTTTGCCGACAATTTTGGTTTGCTCATAGGCTACCTCCGATAATTTAATCCACTCGGATTGGCAGCTTTTGACTCCATAGATTTTCATAGATTGGCTTTGACCGCTTCAATTAAGGCGGTCTGCGTCTTGTCTTTATCGGACAGGGCTTTTATAACCCGCTCGTCAATTGTACCTTTAGCGATGATGTGGTGGAGGACAACCGTTTCGGCGGTCTGACCTTGCCGCCACAGGCGGGCATTGGTCTGTTGGTAAAGTTCGAGGCTCCATGTCAGCCCGAACCATATAATCGTGTTGCCGCCTGTTTGAAGGTTCAGCCCGTGACCGGCAGACGCGGGATGGATGAGTGCCACAGGCAATTCGCTGCGATTCCAACGGGCGATACTCTCGGATGAATCAAGCTGTGAAAACGGGATGTGCAGTTTTTGCAGCCGTTCCTTTATTCGTTCCAAGTCATGCTTGAACCAGTAAGCTACCAGCACAGGCTTGCCGTTGGCGGCTTCGATTAAATCCTCAAGAGCATCCAGCTTGCGGTCATGGATGTGGTGGACTTCGCCGTCATCGCCATAGACCGCACCGTTCGCCATCTGGCACAGCTTCCCCGACAGAGCGGCGGCATTAGCGGCTGTTACATCGCCGCCCGCCAGTTTCAACACCAAGTCCTGCCGAAGTTCATCATACCGCTCACGCTCTTTGTCAGATAATCGCACGGGATATTCGGCGGTCACTAATTCAGGCATGGTAAGATGGTCAATGGATTTCATGGAAATGGTGATATCGGCGATTTTGGCGTATATCCGCTTTTCGGCGTCCGGCATGGGCTTGTAGCTGAATATCACTTGGCCGTTTCGCTTGTCGGGGACAAAGTAGTCCGCGCGGTACTGCCCAATGAAACGTCCGAGCCGCTGCCCCATATCCAGAAGCCGGAACTCCGCCCACAAGTCCATCAGACCGTTGCTGCTCGGCGTTCCCGTCAAGCCCACGATGCGCCTGACCTTCGGGCGGGCTTTCATCAGCGACCGAAACCGTTTTGACTGGTGGCTTTTGAAGGATGAGAGTTCATCGACCACCACCATGTCCCATTGCCACGGGGTTCCGCTGTCCTCTATGAGCCATTGAACGTTTTCGCGGTTGATGATGTGGATGTCGGCAGGCTTGTTAAGAGCCGCCTTGCGCTCCATTTCCGTTCCGACTGCCACCGAGAACCGCAGATCTGAGAGATGCTCCCATTTGCCCAGTTCCTCTGGCCACGTGTCACGAGCGACACGCAAGGGTGCAATGCAAAGGACTTTGTGAACCTCAAAGCTGTCGAATAATAGATCGTTAATGGCGGTCAGGGTAATCACGGTCTTTCCTAACCTAAGCCCATATCCAGCAGGACTGCAGCTATTTGATTGCTCTCGATGTAGTCGATGGCGTATCGCTGATAACTGTGCGGTATGAACTTCATTCGGCATCACCTCCCATCTGTTTTAAGATTTCTCCGATTTGCTCTCCATCGTCCAAAACGTAGACCGCAAAACCCAACCGCCGAAGCAACCCATGCCGCGCTTCCTGTAAAGGGCGGGGTTTCTCCCCATGCCGCTTGACTTCCACAAAGGCAATTCTCCCCATCGGCAAAAGGACAAGGCGGTCGGGCATCCCATCAAAACCGGGACTTGTAAATTTAGGCGCAATACCGCCCACTGCTTTGACCGCTTGGACGAGTTTCTTTTCTATAGTTTTTTCTCTCACGATGACCTCCGATTTCTCAATTGCCGTTTGCCCGATTTTTCCTATAATTACTACGCGTGCGTTTTGCGTGTGCCTATTACCCTTCTCCTTACCTATATAAATTAGTAGAATAAAATGAGCAATATGGGAAACAGCAAGCGCAGAACGCTGATATATTAGGGGCTTGCGACTTTGCCGTGTTTGCTTGCCGAAGCCCTCAAACGAGCAGACAGGCAATAAAAACACTTCATTCCGTCCTAACGAACACCCTCTGGATGCCATAAATGGGCAAGGATTTTTTGCCGGTCTTGTTCCCATCGAATAGAGACCAGCCACCGATACGATTCAATATGCCTTGAATCTCATAAGAATCAGCTTTCTTTATGGACTCGCGGGGCTTTCCGAAGCACTCGCACCATATCTCCATCACGCAGACTTGATTCCTGCGGACGTTTCCGTTCGCCCTTGTGGGGTCGTCAGGTGAGCGGATGTACTCTATCCTGCGATAAATGTCCATCGTATCCCAGCTATCAGGGAGCAGAGTTTCAAGGTAATCCAAAACCATACCCTCGCGCTCGTCGTTCTCCATAGCGTTGCGCTGTTCGGCGAAAGCCGCCATAGCGACATCGCCTTTTAAGAACAACTCCTCACCGTCTTGGTATTTTACAAGGGCTTCCGCCCAAATCAGGTCTATGTCCGTGAGTTCCCAAGCACGGTATTTGCCCTCGCCGGATACCCAAACAGGCCAGAAGCGTCGGTTGCCCGTGATGTCCCGCAGGAATCCGCCGTCCGAGTTGGTTGTGCCGACGACGATGCACTGACGCGGATGACTTTCTACCGTGCGGCCGTATGAGGGGCGATACTTATCATCTGTGCGGGTAATAAAGGACTTTACCGTTTCCACGTCCATTTTCTTGATCTCCGCCAGCTCGCCGAGTTCCAGTATCCAGTAGCCCTGCAGCTTCTCCGGGGCGGTTTTATCTTTCATGTCCGATATGGAAAGACTGTCGGAGTACCATTGTTGCCCCAGTTTGGAAAAGAGCGTGGACTTTCCGATACCCTGCTTGCCGTTCAGAACAAGGATAGAGTCGTGCTTTGTGCCGGGGCTGATAATCCGAGCAACCGCTGCCACGAGAGTCTTTCGGGTGACGGCTCGGGTATAAGGCGAATCTTCTGCACCGAGGTAGTCGATGAGCAGCGTGTCGATTCGGGGAATCCTGTCCCATTCAGGTAAGCCTTCGAGGTATTCTCGAATCGGGTGGTAGGCACGGTCGTCGGCAACCTTTGTCAGAGCAAGTTCATAGTTCCGAGCCGAGAACACGCCGTAGCGTTTATCGATGAAAGCTACAAGCTGGGCTGTATCGACATCCCGCCAAGGCTTATGTGGGCGTTCCCACGGCAGTTCCTCGCCGTATATCTGGTTGGCGAGCCGATTGTGACGGATGCCTGTGAGGGTGTCATCGTTGTTAAGGATAAGGAGCAGATTGCCGAGGGTGTTGGATAGGATACCGTTTTTCTCGCGTTGAAGCTGAGATTTCCAATCGGCATCTTCATCGAAGTCACTTTCAGCCTTGGCAATGCGCTCCTCGGCGAGCAGCAGTTTTACGTTTTCATCCTGCACAGCAAATTCGCTCATCGCCTTGAAGCCTGCCTTTTCGTCAAGGTCGGTGAACTTGTGGATGCGGACGAGATCGAAAGCGTTTAGCAGCCTGCCACAGGCGGGGTCAGTGGCGTGGTGGGAATATGACCATTTGCCTTCGTACAGCACTACGCCCGCTGAACTATCAGCAAGGATATAATCGTAACGACCGCCCATAGCCGACGGCTCGTAGATGTCAGGCAGGAATGTCGCAATCACGTCCTCAATCGGATAGGCGCGGCAGAAAGCGCCGACCACGCCGTCTTTGGTGAGTGGGTCTTGCTGTTGACGGATACTTCGCTGGATCACCTCAGACTGGCGACTTGAAGTAGGCCAAAGCGAGCAGTCGCGCCAGTCGGAGAGTTTGGAAAGATATGCATCGGGATTGAGATTATCGCCGTCGATTTTTTTGAAGATATATTCGCCGTCAGAAGGTGTGGAAGGCCAGTACATAAGGCGCTCCGGTTCATAGGTGCTGTCGTCGAAAAAGTCCATGCCTATAACTTCAGCTACCAAACGTGAGAGAGCAGCGTATTCGTCTGGAGAAACCTCACGGGCAATCGGAATAACCACGCGCAGCCGGGGTTCTTCCGGTGTATGGCTGTGGGTGGAGTAAATCACACATCGATGCGGGAATAGCATCTCCACGGCGTCAATAAAATTGTTACCGGCGTGGTCGGCATCAAGAGTTATCCCGGAACGACTTTCGACCGTATCCTTTTTACGCCTGCCACCCTTGAGGTGACCGAGGACATAGCCGCCTACATCTTTGGCGGCGTCGCGGCGGTCTTTAGTGAATCTCTTGTATTCGGAAACCGTCTCTGTCGTGCGGCGGGTCACCTTGAACCGTTCACATAACTCATCAAAGGTGGTCTTTTTGTTGACCCACCGTTTTGACAGTCGGCTGTCGCCATATGCGATTTTAAATTCCATATTCCAACACCTCGCATTTGTGGTTGTAGTATTTGATAGGCATACCGCGCTTTTTCGCCTTAGCGATTTCACGAGCCATTCCCTCGGAAGGCTTGTCGAAAACCCATAGTTCGTCGCACTTGCCAAGTAGGACAAGGGCAAAGAATAAGCCCAATTCTCGCTGCTCTCTGTCGCTATCATCCATGAACTGCGGATAGTGGAGGTG